AAGTAATGTAGCTCTTGATACAGGGTATGCTAAAGAGTTTGACGCTCGAGTTGATGCTCAAAAAGAACAAGTTAGAATCAAACTACAAGATGCTATTGACACAGGAGACTCTGCTAAAATTGTAGAGGCTAATGATGAGCTAGCTCAACTTGCTGTTCAAAAAGAAAAAGCAAGAGTTAAGCTGGCTGATACAGAAAGGTTACAACAAGAAAGAGAAACTGAAGTAGCTCAACCAGCTCAACCAGCACCACAAGAAGCTAGTCCAGCTAGCCCAAGAGCACAAGAATGGGCAGAAGAAAACGCGTGGTTTGGTAATGATAAAGCTATGACTAACGCTGCTTTTGGTATTCATGAAGATCTAGTTGGGCAGGGGTTTGACTCAGAGTCCGATGACTATTACAATGAAATTAATAAACAGATGAGGGATTATTTCCCTACGAAATTTACAACTGATAAAGTTGAAGATAAAAGACCCGTTCAAACTGTTGCCTCAGCGGGGCGTAAACAGCAAGGACGCAGAACCGTGAAACTCACCCGTTCACAAGTAGCAATAGCTAAAAAATTAGGGGTGCCACTAGAAGAATACGCTAAATTCGTGAAGGAGTAACGATATGACAGATAATGTAAAGAAAAGAACCTCACGCAGCTCAAAAGAGAGTGTAGAAACTCGTAATAAACCTTGGGCTCCACCGTCAAGTTTAGATGCACCCCGAGCACCGCAAGGTTATGCTCATAGATGGATAAGGGTAGAAAGTGCTGGTTTTATGGATACAGGTAATGTTTCCAAAAAACTCAGAGAAGGTTGGGAATTTGTTCGAGCTGAAGAAGTGAAGAATGAAATTGGCGACCATGACTATCCAGTTATTCATGAAGGCAGATATCAGGGGTTAATCGGAGTTGGTGGCCTTGTGTTGGCAAGGATACCTGAAGAGATTGTCGAACAACGCAAGCAGTACTTTCAAGGAATTACTGCTGATCAAGTTAAAGCCGTTGATAATGACATTTTAAGGGAACAACGACCAGAGATGCCTGTTAATATCGACAGACAGTCTCGTGTAACTTTTGGTGGTAATAGAAAGTCTTAATTTTTTAGCTTTTTTATGCCACGATATTTTATTAACTATTTTAAAGGAGTTTTATCATGGCAAATAGAGATGCCCCTTTCGGACTTCGTCCAATCGGCAGAATAGGTGGAACACCCTATACTGGCGGACAAAGCCGTTACAGAATAGCTAACAACTATGGAACAGCAATTTTCCAAGGTGATATGGTAATGCACGTCACTGGCGGAACAGTTGAAGTACACGCCGATGGCGGTACTGTACCTATTGTTGGTGTATTTAATGGTTGTAGGTATACAGATCCTTCAACAGGAAAAGAAACTTTTTCCAATTTTTACCCTGCTTCTACAGCGGCCGCAGATATTGAGGCCTTCATAATTGACGATCCTATGGTTGTATTTGAAATTCAAGCGGATGACACTTTCCCAGTTGCTGATTTACACGGTAACTTTGATATTGTGTATACAACTGCTGGAAGTACAACAACTGGTTTAGCTGGTGCAGAATTAGACGTAACTACTGGTGGTACAGGCACAAGCCTTCCACTAAGAGCTATCGACATTTCTCAAGATCCAAATAACTCAGACGTAGCGACTGCCAACACAAATGTGAAAGTAGTAATTTGTAACCACATATTCGGCCTTAAAGGTGTCGGATTAGCGTAATCCTAGGAGGATAATTATGGCTATTTCAAGATCCCAACTAGTCAAAGAATTAGAGCCTGGATTGAACGCTCTATTCGGACTAGAATATAACCGCTATGAAAACGAACATGCAGAAATTTTTGACTCAGAAAGCTCAGATAGAGCCTTTGAGGAAGAAGTAATCTTGTCTGGTTTCGGAGCGGCTCCTGTTAAATCTGAGGGTGCAGGTGTGTCATTTGATACTGCAAACGAAGGTTATACAGCAAGATATACACATGAAACTATCGCAATGGCTTTTGCTATTACAGAAGAAGCAATTGAGGATAATTTATACGACAGATTAGCAGGTCGTTACACAAGAGCACTAGCACGTTCTATGGCTAACACTAAACAAGTGAAAGCTGCAAACGTACTAAACAATGCTTTTAACAGCAGCTTCACAGGTGGTGACGGCGTTGAACTATGTTCAGCGGTTCATCCTCTAACAAGCGGCGGAACATTTGCTAACGAGTTGTCAACAGCGGCTGACCTTTCAGAAACATCTATGGAGCAATCATTAATTGATATTGCTGCATTTGTTGACGAAAGAGGCTTAAAAGTTGCTTTACAAGGTGCAAAATTAATCATTCCAAAAGAACTTCAGTTCACAGCGGAAAGAATACTAAAAACACCAGGTAGAGTCGGTACATCAGATAACGATATTAATGCTATGGCTTCAATGGGTATGATCCCACAAGGCTACAGAGTTAATCATTACTTAACTGATACTGATGCTTTCTTCATTATGACTGATGCACCTAACGGAATGAAACAATTCGTTAGAGCACCAATCAAAACTGCTATGGAAGGTGACTTCGATACAGGTAATGTAAGATTTAAAGCAAGAGAAAGATATTCATTTGGGTTCTCTGATCCTAGAGGGATATTTGGTTCGCCAGGTGCTGCGTAAGTAGCAATTTGGAGGAAAGATTAAGGGGACTTTCGAGTCCCCTTTTTTTTGGGTATAATTAAGCTACTATACAAATAACTTGAGTACAGACGCGTATAGTCGATTTACCTAAAAAACTGTATTCATTAATTTAGGAGATAAATATGAGTAATTCAACATTTAGTGGTCCAGTCAGATCAGTAGGCGGCTTTACAGTCGTAACTGCTAAAGATGACGGGACAACACAAGCAAGTATAAGCTCAACTGGTGTAGCATCATTAGATGCAAACACAATGTCAGTAGAAGCGGGTACTGGTATTACTACAGGTTCTGGAACTGTTTACAGAAGTTCTGTAATTAGATCAGGTGGTATTATCACTACACAAATCTTAATTGATTTGACAGGTTTGAGATCAACAGGTTCTGGTGACATCATTGGTGTTAACGGAACAGCTTTAGTCTGCCACATTGGCCAGATTGTTGCGGCAACAAACGGTACTATCCTTACAGGTAGTATGGAATGTTTTGAAGCACCTGCTGGCGGTGACCCAGATATTAACGTACATTCTGCGACAGAAGGTACGGGAGTTGAAGACGGAGCTATTGGTGACTTAACTGAAACAATATTGGTTAACGCTGGTGATGCAACACTAGGTAGTAAAGTTTACTTTACTGGTGTTCCTGCTGCTGATTCATTTTTATATTTAACAACTGGTGCTGCTACAGACGCAGACTACACAGCTGGTAAATTACTAATTGAATTAAAAGGTTACGCAGCGTAATATGATTTAAGTGCCTCTTCGGAGGCACTATTTTAGTTTCTTAATTAAGGAGGGAAACATGGCAGATACAGTAACAGGACCTACAATCTTGCAAGAAAATGACAAGAGAGTAGTTATCAAAATAGTCAATCAATCAGACGGTAATGGTGGTTCAACAGTCTTTGCAGATGTTTCTGCATTAGCGGCAAACAAAAACGGTCAATCAGTCACAACAGTGAGCTTACAAAGAGTATGGTGGTCTTGTGCAAATGGTGATGGCGGTGATTCTTTTGCTAGATTAGATTACGAAGATTCAGATGCCGATATACCTATCGTAACATTAGTTGATTCAGGGTACTGGGATCTAAGAGAATTTGGTGGAATACCAGCAAATACAACATCTAACTCAAACCAAAACGATGTTAACTTTGTAGTTCCAGGTGCAGCTGATTCAGGAAATACATACACAGTAATCGCAGAGTTTATTAAAAACTACTAAGGGTAAGTATGGAATTTAGTGTTGAGCAATATACAAATGAATTGGTAGGTTTTGCGAAAGGCGGTATGCCTAGTCGCAATAAACGAAATTACAGATCTACTAAATCAGGTGCGGGTATGACTCAAGCTGGTGTCAAATCTTACCGAAGATTAAATCCAGGTAGTAAACTAAAGACGGCCGTAACTGGTGATGTTAAGAAAGGCAGTAAATCAGCAAAAAGACGTAAGTCTTATTGTTCAAGAAGTGCAGGTCAGGCTAAAATGCACAATATTAATTGTCGTAAAACGCCTAATAAACGTATATGTCAAGCGAGGAGAAGATGGAAATGTTAACAAACTTTTATAAAACTGTAGATAAGTTGTGGACTAAATATAAAGATAGTTGGACTTGTGCAAGTTGTAAAATAAGAGATATTATAATAATCGTTTTAATACTATTAATTATTTTTGTATGAAGCTGACTGATAATTTCTCTCTTGCAGAATTAACTAAATCGCAAACAGCTGAACGATGTGGTTTTAATAACAATCCCGACAAGGAGCACATCGATAGCTTACAAAAACTTTGCGATAATATTTTACAACCTGTAAGAGATTATTTCCAAAAACCCGTCATGATAAGTTCTGGGTATCGTTCACCTCAAGTAAGTATGCAAATTGGTTCTTCAACTAGATCACAGCATTGCAAAGGTCAAGCTGCTGATATAGAGATAGCGGGTGTTTCTAACAAAGAATTAGCAGATTTTATTAATGATAACTTAGATTTTGATCAAGTCATTCTTGAGTTTCACAATCCTGACGAGATTAATTCTGGTTGGGTACATGTGTCGTATGTAGGGGATAAAAACAGAGGCGTATATTTATTAGCTCAAAGAGATGAGAATAATAAAGTGAGGTATAGTAGATGGCAATAACAAGAGCAAGTATGGTAAAACAAATCACTAAACCTCCAATGAAAAAGAAGAAAAAGAAGAAGAAAAAGAAAAAAAGCAAGGTCTAGATAGCTTCCAGTAAAACTGATATTATTTATATATGGCAAAAATATGTGCAAAAGGCAAAGCAGCCGCAAAAAGAAAGTTTGATGTTTACCCATCAGCATACGCTAATATGTACGCTAGTAAAATTTGCAAAGGTCAAATTAAAGGTGCAAATAAAGGTGAATTTATAGATGTTATGGGTTCTCCAATTAGTGTTGATGTAGCTGGAGAAACTCTTTCTAACCCAAGTGCTGCAGCTTATTACAAAGGTTTATTAGACTAGTGGGTGCCCTTAAAGATTGGGCAGATCAAAACTGGGTCGATATTGGTGCTCCTAAAAAAGATGGCAAATATCAACCTTGTGGTCGTAAAAACACAAAAACTTCGAAGCGTAAGTATCCGAAGTGTGTACCAGCTTCTAAAGCTGCAAGAATGAGCAAAAGTCAAAAGACTTCTGCCGTTAGAAGAAAGAGAGCAAAAGCTCAAGGGGTTGATGGTAAACCAACTATGGTAAGAACCATCGATAAAAAATATTACGGTGGTTTAATAGAATATTAGGAGAACATTATGGCTTTAAAATTTGGACCAGATATATTAGATAAAGGACTTAAAGGTACACAAAGAGGTAAAAAATTAAGTGCTTTTGGAAGAGCTTTTAAACTAGCTTATGATACAAAACCTGGAAGCACTTTTACTTTTGGTGGTAAAAAGTATAAAGCCATTAAAAAGAAAGAAATGAAAGGCCCTCCAAAAGACAGAGTTGAAGATAAGTCAATTACTGCGGCTAGTATAGTTAAAGGTAAACGTGATACTACTAAAAGACCATCAGACAAATTAACTTCAGATCAAAGTAAAATTTTAAATGAGGCGTTTAAAAGAAGTGCAGCTGGTGTAGCTAAAAAAAGAAAAGCACCCACACCTGCTTCAGGTAAATTTGGTCAACGTAAAGCTGGTGGTATTATAAAAGCTGGAAAAGGAAAAATAATTGGTAAATTAGCAGAAGTAATAGCTCCACCTTTAAGTAAAAAAGGAAGAGTATTAACAAAAATTACAGGAAGAAATAAAACAAAAAAATCAAAAGAAGAAATTAATAAAATGTTTGACAAAGTTAAAGACTCTTCTAAGAATACAAAAAAAACTAGCACTGTTTCAAAAATTATAAATAAATACCCTCGAACAACAGTAGGTGCAGCAGTTGTTACAGCAGCAGCTTTGAAAACTAAAGACAAAAAGAGGGATAAAGACAAAGACAAAATAGTTGGAAAAAAACGAAAAGAAAAAAAGAATATATCTCAAGCTGATATTATTGGTAAAGGTTCTAAAAAAGGTAGAATGGCTGGTGGTATGATGAAGAAATATACAAAAGGCGGTATGAATAAATACAACAAAGGTTCTATGCTTGGTGATTTAAACAAAGATGGTGTAATGAGCGGGTACGAACAGAAAAGACAAAACGCTATTACAACAGCTATGGGAAACAAAAAAATGGGTGGTGGCATGGCTAAGAAAAAAATGATGGGTGGCGGCATGATGCAGTACAGCAAAGGCACTGGTAAAAAAGGTGTTACTGTACAAGCTAGAGGTTGTGGTTTAGCTAGAAAAAAACCTACTAAAATGAGTTAGGGGACGATATGAGTAAATCAAAAGGTGTTTCTACTTTAGTAAAAGCAATGGATAAGGCTATACAAAGAGTAACAGGAATAAAACCTGTTAAGAGTAAATCTAGATCTAAAAATAAAAATAAAAAAAAAGATAAAGACTCTTTAAAAAAATACAGTAAAGGCGGCGGTGTAGCAGTACAAGGTACAAAATTTAAAGGTTCTTATTAAGGAGACTAAATGGCTACTTCAGGCACAACAGCATTTGATTTAGATATTGATGACATCATCGAAGAATCGTATGAGCGTTGTGCGGTTAGAACTAATAGCGGTCGTGATTTAAAATCTGCTAGACGTAGTCTTAATATTCTGTTTTCTGAGTGGAGCAATCGTGGCATACATTTGTGGAAAGTTACTTTAAATACTCAAGAGTTAACATCAGGTACCGCAACTTATACAGCCCCTACTAATACCAGTGATGTTTTAGAAGCCTATATCAGTAGTTCAAGTGGGACTACTAGTTCAACTAGTGATATAGCTTTAACTAAAATATCAAGAAGTGATTATGCTGCAAAAAATAATAAAGGTGCGACAGGTCAGCCCTCTGAGTATTATGTGGATCGTCAAACAACACCCACAATTACTTTATATCAAACACCTAATGCCAGCACTTATACGCATTTAAAATTTTACACAGTCAAGCGTATTGAAGACGCAGGGGCTTATACTAATCAATCAGATATAGCTTTTAGGTTTATACCTTGTATGGTTGCAGGACTTGCTTATTATTTAAGCATGAAAGTAAACCCACAATTGGTGCAACAAAATAAAATGATTTACGAAGATGAATTAAAAAGAGCCTTAGACGAGGATGGACAAAGAACTTCGGTGTATATCACACCGCAAAGTTATTATCCATCAGGGAGTTAATTATGGGCATACTTAGTTTCGGAGCAAGAAAATTATACTATAGTAAAAAAGATGTTAAGCGTAGATTAAAAAAAGGTTTTACTGACAAGAGACAAAAAGATATAGAAGAGGGTTACCCAAATCTTAAAGGGCAGAAAAAAGAAAACGCTGATTCAGTTTATAGTGCTGGTGACAAAAAGAGTCAAGCATATTCACATGAAAAAGGTGTAAAAAAAGTAGATAAAAAATTAAAAGAAAGAGAGGACTCGGGTAGAAAACCAAGAGGTTATATAAAAAATAAATTAGAAAAAGGTGAGTTGTCTAAATTTAAGAAAGGTAAATTTGTTCAAGCTAAATGTAAACTAGGTCGCAACAGACCTACACAACTGTACTAGAGGTCATTATGGCTTATGCTCGTGGAAAATATGCTAAAGCAA